TCCAATCGGAACCCAATCACCTCCACTAATTTCATTTTCAGTAACGATAGTGGTCCCTGTTTTTACATTAATGTATTCCATATACTACCCCGCTTTCACAACACGAGCAAAGCTATTTTTGTCCAAAATTCCCCATCCGAGATAGATTTCTGAACGAAGATATACTTGATTATAACCTTTCAAGTCTTTTCCAGAATTGTCTGGATCACCATATTGAATGACTTCTAGTGGAATCTGCTTAGCATATCCCCATTTAACCATGTTAGCAAAGTCACCAACAATAGCAACATCCTTGTTGGTTCCAACATTAAGACCAACTGTAGTATTCACATCTACAGGTAGACCATTGATGGCCCCTGGATTTGCTCCCCATGCCAATTCAGGGTATAGGCGCTCATTAGCTGAGTTCTTCATACTAGCTAGTGCACTTGCAAATGTAGTGTCAATAGCCATACCGCTAACGATATTATCAGCTCCTTGAATCATTTTAACTGCATCTTCAACATTAGTATCTGGATCACTTGTTGTAAAGTTAACTGTCTGAGTAACTGCCTTGTCAAAACAGTTATCCCCAATAACAGAGGATTCTTGTTTAGTACGTGGATTTACACCATGGAAGGCCATGATATCAATACCACGAGCTACTTTATTAGCAAACCCTTCATTAAATGACTTTAAAATGTCAATTTTAGCTTCATCTGATGCATAAATGAACTCATCAGATACACGAGCACCATACTCGATTTTGATAGGTACAATAGTTACTGGTTCTAGACTTGCACCACCATGCGTTTTCTTACCGTTTTCTGCAACGATGTCAACATCAGCATCTAACGAGAATGTAAATTCTTTCAATCCATTGAAAGGAATCGCTTGTTGATTAGATAATTTAGCAAGTGAGCTGTGCCCCTTAACTTTGTTGATAAGGTCTGTCACAAGCATTGGGTCAAATAATGTTCCTCTTGATAGTTGATCTGTCATATGATTTCTCCTTTATTCTTCAATCTCTAAACCTTGAATTAGGTTTTTATACAATGTATTTTCTGTTTTTTCTAAAACAGGTTCTGTTGATCTAACAGGCGCTACTTTAGTTGCTGGTTTGATTAAAACAGCTAAACGCTCTGCATCCGCTTCAAAGCTTTCTTCATCATTTCCCTGTAAACGATCTGCAAGGTCGTAAGGTAGCCCATGTTTTAATGCAATGCGAGTTCGCAGACTAGCCGTCTCATAACCAGCGATTTGATTCTGCAAATCTTCAAGTTGCTTGTCAGCATCTGCCTTACTTTGATTAGTAGCTTCAATCGTTGACTTCAAGCCAACATTTTCTTCTTCCAATTCTGCAACACGAGATTTGAGCTGGTCATAGTCGCCATACTTCTCTTTCTCTCGAGATAAGCGCCCCTTAATAGCAGTATCAAATTCTTCTTGTGTGGTGATTGGTTTAAATTCTGACATTCTCATGTCTCCTTTCTCCTGCTTCCCCGGCAGTTCGGTAATTTTTTGGCATCAAAAAAAGCAGTCATCTGACCGCTTATTTTAATAACTAATTTTTTGCTTTTTCTTAGGCTTAGTCGTAGCACAAGCCCAGTGCGCAAGCAAAGCACTATCCATCAAAGAAATATCCATATCGTCAAAGTGCGATCGATAACCAAAGCCACCGTTTGAGCCAATATTCCGCTTATCGCAGTTTGTAGCTACTTTTGATAGAGATGGTTGGCCTGCGTGACAGATGGTCTTCTGGTAAATTCCCTGTTCCCAAAGAGCATTGGCCACGATGATTTCTTTAACCGTCGGCAGAATCACATTCTTGATTCTGTAGTCCTTCAACTCTTCGTCCAAGATTTTTTGACCACTTGCGCCATCTATGACAATCTGAGCCACATCAGCTTGTCTCAGAAAAGCGACCATCCACTCATTACCATTACGAACAGACTGACAGTCCACTGTTTCAACAAAGTAACGGCCATCCTTGGTTCTTGCAGCAATACTCATCGCTACATTCGTTCCATCTTGTCCGTACTTAATACCAACAGATAACTTGCCAGATAATTCTGGGATATCATCTACTTTGAGTTCATTCCACTCAGTTTCAGAAATAGCAGATTTCTGATTGTATGTTGGCCAAAATCCCAAACGCTGGACATTGTGGTCCAACTTATCCTCACCAAGCTCTGCTTCAATCTTACGCTCATTTAAGTGGTAGCCCATGGATGGATTCGAATTGTACCAGGCTTCCACATCGTCAATTTCCTTTTCATCAGAAACCGACCATTCAGCCCAGCCAGAATATTTTCCTTTTCCGAAAAGGCAAGTATCACGGTACTTAGTAAAGACCGTACCACTTGAAACTGGTGTCGGAGGTGTTCCACACATGATTGTGATAGGATTCTCACTATCCGTTACCGTGTATTTCAAGGCAGATTCTTGCTCAGTCGTGTACTCCTGGGCCTCGTCAATGATTAGCATATCAAAACCTTCACCAAGACCACCATTTGATGTTCTGGTACGGAATTGGACAACACCACCTGTTGAATATAGCTCAATTCTTTCTTGACCCTTAGCTCGAATGGAATTAAAATCCTCACCATCCACATACCCCATTTTTTCAAGGTATCGTTTAACTTTTTCAAAAGAGGCATGAGATGTAGAAATTCTATGCGCTGTATGCAGAATGTTTAATCCTTTATGAAGCGCCCAAATTTCAGCTATATAGAGGATTTCTGATTTACCATTACGACGAGGTATAGAGTAGCCAAATTTTTGGTGTACCCATAGTCCGTTTTTATCTACTGCCATTAAAGGCAATAGCAGATTTTTCTGCCAAGCATAGCAGTAAAGACCAGTCCGTTCGTAAAGTTCAATCGCTTCTTTAGCTCTTGAATTTTTCTTGACGTATTTTAAAATCACCGATTGAGTAGGATTCTGATTGCCAAGTCTCTGTTTCCTCGCCATTCTAATTTCCTTTCAATCGTCATCGCATGATAACCCTATCGCTGGGAGATATCGGATCACCTCCTAAACTAAAGCACAATAAAAGCACCCTTACGAGTGCTTAAAATTTCTTATTTTCGGTCCGAAAAGAAATCGGCCCAAAACGGATTTTCTTTATCAAAGATCTCAATCTCTTCTGAACTCATATTATGAGGATAATCTTCAAAAAGATTATAGAATTTTTTCTTGTTGAATGTGATTAGCATCAAGCCTTTAGCAAACCATGATGTATCAACCCACCAAGTTTTATCGCCATCATTTTCTTTATAACAATAATCGGACCAGTTCACTTCATCATAATCATTTTTCATGCCCCTCATCCCCTTTCATTTGTTTAGAATCTGCTGTATTGATAAAACTCAATATCTTGTGAAATTCAGGGTTATCTTTCAACGAGTTCACATCAATGAGATAACTCTTTGCATCATATCTTCTCCCAACTGCATCGTGAGACTTTTGACCTTTGAATCTCTCTTTCAGAACAATATTGTTAAACGGTTTAAAACCATTTAACGTTTCTGTTTGAAGTTCCAAGAACTCGAAACGACCTTCATTTTTTCTTATAATAGCTGCATGCTTACCTGTTGCTAAGTAGTACTCATTCCCACTTTCTACTTTCTCCAACAATTCTTTTACTGCAGTAAAATCATTTGTATGTTTAGCAACATGCATTTTAACTCCTGGAAGACTCCCAATCATTTCAATTCTACTATTTCGAGAAAAGAAATCACAACTCTTTCCTCCTCTAAAATCTAAGACAGTATAGCCACCTTTGTTTCCAATATATGCAAATGCTACTGACGAACAAGATCCTAGTGTCATATCTCCACCACCAACAGCTTCGATAATTTGTTCCTCAGTTAATTTTTTACGACTTTTCTTAATAGGATTTGAAAGAATCCCATTTTGAAGAGCTAGCTTTCTCACTTCACTCATTTGCAAATCTTTGTTTATGTCTTTTCTTACTTCTATTTTAACATTTTCATCTTTTTTTCTCCAAATTTTATTCCAAATATCCTGAACTTTTCCGTTTTTAGGATCATAATCTACAATACAACGACAATGCTGATGCCTTCTAAAAACGTTCTTTGGGACTCGTGGATATTTATAATTCCCCTCGACTTCTTGACACCATTCACAACAATGAAAATAAGATGTTCTGACAATCTCTGGTTGTAATCCAGCTTTATGATGAAACTCCGCATTCTCACGAATGCTATCATCAACAATAGACTGTGTGAAGTTCACAATAGGTTCATCTAGCAACCAACTGACATCCTCGAAATTATCCTCAGATGAAAAGCGATTGACAATGCCAGCTATTCGGTCCTTATTTAGTTCAGGAACTTGAACTTTGAGACCGATTTTGGCTTTATCGTTCAAATTCTTCTGGACATCACTAGCATAACCACTCACAAGCTCGTAATTTCGCCCTAGCACATCCGTCAGCAAGCGTTGAGCGATATTGTAATACATTTTACCGTCTGGTAACTTGTCAGCGCTTATAGAAACTCCTAGCGCCTTAGAGAGAATTTCACCAATCTCAATCGCAAAATCATTGGCGGTTCTGTATGTTGCTTTTTTAGCTTTCAGTTTAGCGAAAGCATTTCGAATAATCTCACTTTCACCATAAGCAAACTCGAATTCATTTTTTACTTCTTCCAGAAGTTTAGGTAGTACATCAATCTCATCATTCATCTACTTGCTCCAAAACTTTTGTTCTATTCAGCATTTCTTCCGCTTCAGTAGAGTTGATTCCGGTTGAGACTAACAAAGAAATAGCATTTTCTTTCGATAAAACACCTTTTTGGTAATTACTTAAAAGAGACGTAATTTCATAGGTTGAAATAATCCTATTTTTCTGTTTATCTACTCCAGATTCAGCACTAGACGATGTTTGTGGAATCTCTACAACAGGTTTAGCAGACATATCTCCAGCAATGCCTGTAAGATCACGAATTGTTTCTGCATTGATGTAACCCGGTAATGCTTGATTTAGCTTCACAGCACCATCACCAATCATAGTCATTGTATTGGCATCCGCTTCAAACAATGGTTCCCATTTTACTGTGGTTCTTACAAATTGGCTTCTAGCATAACGAAACTCATCTCTCAAACAAGCAGCAACATAAGCCACATTTAGCAATCCAGCACCTAGTGACCGCTGAGCCTTTCGACCAGCAAGACGAAGATTCTCGTGACTTGCCTTGATAGCTTCCACAGATGAGGGATTATCTGAAGCAAAACCAAGGTCATCTAAGGTCAATCCCATTTCCCCAGCAAATCCAGCTGCTGCTGTTCTTAGCTGTTCTGTAAACGGAGACATGCTTGCTGTAGTAAATTGTCCTATACTTGGTTTTTCGCCATTGTCACTAGCTGAAATAGTTAACAAACTCGAAACGGTTGCTTTCCACTTTTCTAACGGTTCAGCATCTGGATCTAGTCCGATAATGTATTTCTGTGGCCAAGAATAGAACTCGGCAGTAATATCCGCCCGTTCTAGAGTTCTTTTAGCGTATTTTTGATAATACATTCCCGCCCTAGTAATTCGTGAACGTCCAAAAGGCCGAACTGCATCAGGTCTATGAATAACTGGAACAAGTAAAGGAATACCAGTTTCATTCAATACCGAATACGGAGTTCCATTTTTAGAGATGAAATGAGTGGCATTTGGTTCAAAATACGCTTCAAGCGTTGGTTGATTATAATCATCACGAGCTAGAACAGCATATCCTTCTAGCAACAAACCTGTAATAGGGTCAATAACCCCAGTAGCGTTACTAGCTTCAATAACTTGTAATCTCACCTCTTCATCTTCACCTTTAGAAATGTAGATAAAACTGCAAGATCCTATTAATGCTGCCAAAATTGCACTATCGAAAAAAATATCAGGATTATTGCGATTGAAGATCTCCATAACGTCAAAATCATCATTTGCAAATTCTCTGAAAATCAAACGATCTGCAAGACTATCAACACCTTTTGTTGCCCATCCAAGTACAGATTTATATTTTACACGGATGTGAGCAGGAATTGTGATTCCTAACGGTGATTCATGATGCTGCATCGCATAATGTTTATATCTCAGGTTAACCCTACTCTGATAGAGATTCAATTTTCTTCTGAGATAGTCAACTCCTCTTAATTCCAAACCGTTCTCC